CACATTGATTCTTTCAAGGCTTTTGAATCCACAAGTAGAAGGCGGCCACAGTTTGAGGGCATGGGGTCAGCGGCTTGGCGATCAGAAGATTGAGTTTGCTTTTGAAGATTTTGATGGAGGACTTACCGATGAGATGCAAGAGTATTGTATCCAAGATGTTAAACTCACTTGTAAACTATACAAGCATCTTATGCAAGGCTTTAAGGAATGGCGTGATGCATCGCAGAGTATATTATTGGAGCACGACATCGCAGTTATCTGCAGGCGACAAGAAGACAACGGTTTTAAACTGGATGTTGATTCAGCAGAAACTCTTCGTGCTGAACTGTCAGATCGAATGGGCATTATTGAAGATGAGGTGCAAGCAGTTTTTCCACCGACAGTAGAAGAGCGTTGGTCTGAGAAGACTGGTAAAAGACTGAAAGATAAAGTCACAATCTTTAATCTTGCGTCACGGAAACAGATCAGTGAGAGGCTGATGACGTTGGGATGGAAGCCAACAAAGCATACAGAAAAAGGCCAAGCTATTGTGGATGAAGGTACATTGAAGGGAATCGATATACCTGAAGCACAGCTCATTGCTGAGTATCTGATGCTTCAAAAACGTGTCGGTCTGATCGACTCATGGCTCAAACATGTCGATAAAACTGACAATCGTGTACATGGAGGTATTATTACCAATGGGGCTGTTACCGGGCGTATGACGCATCGTAATCCCAATCTGGGACAAGTACCAAGCGTTAACAGTCCATACGGTACTGAATGCCGTAAATTATTTACTGTCGATACAGGTAATGTATTAGTTGGCACGGATCTTGCAGGTATTGAATTAAGATGTCTTGCACATTACATGCAGGATGATGAATGGACAGAGGAATTACTCAATGGCGATATCCATCAGAAAAACGCTGATGCCGCAGGTATCACTAGGCCGCAAGCAAAAACCCTTATCTACGCCACTCTCTACGGCGCTGGCCCCGCAAAAGTTGGTGGTATCGTTGGCGGAGGTGCGAAAGAAGGGAACGAAGTATTGCATCGCTTTTATTCTAACACCCCTAAGTTACGACAGCTTATGGAAAAAGTGCAGAAAGTGGCGAGTAAAGGGTATGTACCGGGCTTGGATGGTCGAAGAATACTGGTTAGATCTGACCATGCGGCACTCAATAGCTTACTGCAAGGATGTGGCGCTATTATTGCTAAACAGTGGGCTATCGAAGCACACAAGACGTTCAAGAGACGACAGATACCTGTACAACAGGTTGCGTTCGTCCATGACGAAATCCAAATTGAAACAGCGGAGAGATATGGTGAAGACGTTGCACAAATCATGTGCGATGCGGCCTCACAAGCCGGGATTACCTTGGGCTTTCGATGCCCAGTAGATGCCGAATCAAAAATCGGTAATAATTGGTTTGACACACATTAATAGTGTGGTATAATATTACTTTAGTCACCAAGTAAGGAGAATGACTATGAATGACACTCAACGTGTAAAAATTAAGGCTGACGTGATGTGGGCATATCTTGATCGTAAGAACGAGATGTCTCAGAAGTATCAGGTTGACCTGTGCAATCTTTCCGATGGTGCTGTTTCTGCCTTGGAGTCAATGGGGCTGACAGCCAATCAAAAGGAGGGTAAAGGATATTACATCACTTGTAAATCCAACAACCCAATCCGTGCATACGATAGCAACGGCGAAGAGCTAGAAGGTATTGGGATCGGTAACGGTTCACAGGCAATTGCTTTGGTTTCGTTCTATGACTGGAATTGGAAAAACAAATCAGGACGTAGCCCTTCATTGAAGAAGCTCGTAGTCACTGAGCTGGTTTCTTATGAAGGTGATAGCTCGACTGAAGCTGTTGCAATGGACGACGACGAGATCTTATAATGCAACATGCTCTGATTGATGCAGATATCCTGAATTATCGGATTGGTTTTGCCTGTAACAATGAGCCTGAAGGTGTTGCCATCACTACGATGGCACACTTTTTAGAGGATTTGCTACTGATTGATCTTCCGAAAGTTCAGACATGGGAACTTCATTTGACCGGTAAACTTAACTTCCGAAATGAGGTCGCTGTTACTGCACCATACAAGGGCAATCGTAAGTCGGATAAACCAGTGCATTATCATTTGCTCCGGGAATACTTAGTTGATGCATGGGCGGCCACAGTATCAGACGGTATCGAAGCAGATGATATGCTAGCTATCCGGGCGACTGAGCTAGGAGATTCTAGCGTGATCGTGAGTCTTGATAAAGATCTCGATCAAGTCCCCGGCTGGCATTATAATTTTGTTAAGAAAGAGATGTATCATATTGATCCTGCTGAAGGCTTGTTTAAATTTTATAAACAAATGCTAACAGGGGATCGAGTTGATAACATCGTTGGTGTACGTGGAATCGGTGATAAAAAAGCTGAGAAGCTATTACAAGACAAGACAGAAAACGAAATGTGGGATGTGTGTGTTGAGCTTCTTGGTTCTGATAGAGCAATGGAGAATGGACATTTGTTGTACATGTTAAGAAATCATGAAGACACGTTTACCCCACCAAAGGAACTTTGTACATAAACATCATGCGAAGTTCAACCAAGCTAAGGTCTACAAAGACCGGAAGAAAGAGCACAAAAAAGGCTACAACAGGTATAAGTCCTCAATCTGCGAAAGCGAAAGGTAGAAGACTACAACAACTTGTGCGTGATTCGATATTGTCTGCGTTTCCTAAATTAGAGGCTGATGATGTCCGTAGCACGTCAATGGGCGCAGGCGGAGAAGATGTGCAGTTGTCTCCAGCGGCAAGAAAGTTATTTCCATACACAGTAGAGTGTAAGAATCTTGCAAAGATTGCTGTCTACAACTACTATGTCCAAGCAACTGGACACAATGACTTTGAACCGCTTGTTATTATCAAACAGGATAGATCAAAGCCTTTGGCTGTTGTAGACTTAGAACATTTTATGGAACTGGTGAAGAAATGATTGATTTAAATGAAATGGCTAAAGAGTTTGATTGTATTCTTGCAAGGGATCATCAGGTTGCTGGCGAACATTACACAAACAAGTCGATACAACCTTGGGATGCGATGGAAGCGTGGATGTCAGAAGAAAAATTCTTAGGATATCTTCAAGGCAACATTATCAAGTATGTAGCAAGATGTGATGACAAAGGTGGTAAGACTGATCTTGAAAAAGCTCGACATTATCTTGACAAATTGATTGAGTTGTACTAAAATGGATGGTTCCGCTTATGCTAACCGTTGAAGAATTGAAAGAAAAATTAACGCAGTTGGATGAAGTCACATTGATCGAACTGCTAGAATTAACTTCAGATCAAATCGTTAACAGATGCGGTGATTTAATTGAAGAACAATACGAAACTCTGGAGAGCCAATTCGATGACACACTACCTTGGGATAACGATTGATTATGAAAGAGACTTTAGACTCAGTGATCAAGCAATTAAACTCATGCATGACTACTACATGCTTGAGCATGAAACCAGCCCTCAACAAGCCTTTGCACGTGCTTCGGTGGCTTATTGCTACGGTGACCTTGATTTTGCTCAACGGATTTATGACTATGCTTCGAAAGGTTGGTTTATGTTTGCGTCACCTGTGCTATCGAACGCACCTGAACATGGCAGAAACAATCGGGGCTTGCCTATTAGTTGTTTCCTTACTTACGTGGGCGACAATCTTAGTAGCCTTATTGAGCATAATGGCGAGGTAGCGTGGCTTTCCGTCAAAGGCGGTGGCGTGGGAGGACACTGGTCAGACGTGCGAGGCGTATCAGACGTAGCACCGGGGCCAATACCATTCATGAAAGTGGTAGACAGTCAGATGACAGCCTACAAACAAGGGAAGACAAGAAAGGGTAGCTATGCCGCCTACTTGGATGTCAGTCATCCAGACATTGAAGAGTTTATTAATTTTAAAGTCCCGACCGGTGGAGACATCAATCGGAAATGTTTTAATTTGTTTAACGCAGTCAACGTGACTGATAAATTTATGGAGAGTGTAATCAATGATACAGAATGGAACCTTATCGACCCAGACTCAGGAATTGTTAGAGATACAGTCCAAGCTCGTAAACTTTGGCAACGAATACTTGAAGCTCGGTTCAGAACTGGCAGTCCTTACCTTAACTTTATCGACACAGCCAGACGAGGCTTACCAGAAGCTCAAAGAAAACTTGGATTGTCAATTAATGGCAGTAACCTCTGCAACGAAATCCATCTCGCAACAAGTGAAGAACGCACAGCAGTCTGTTGCCTCAGCTCAGTCAACCTCGAAAGATACGACGACTGGAAATCAAGCGGCATGGTTGGGGATCTTATCCGATTCTTGGACAACGTGCTTCAATACTTTATTGACAACGCACCAGAAGAACTTGGAAAAGCTGTCTACTCAGCTTATCGGGAACGCTCAGTTGGTCTCGGAGCAATGGGCTTCCACGGCTACCTCCAAAGCAAAAACATAGCATGGGAGTCATGGCAGGCCGCAAGTGAAAACCACAGACTGTTCAAAGACATCAAAACCCAAGCTGTCGAGGCAACATACACGCTCGCTGTGGAACGTGATGAATGTCCTGATGGAGTGGGTTATGGTGTTAGAAATATGCATCTGTTGGCTATTGCTCCTAACGCTAATTCTAGCATCCTATGTGGGTGCTCTGCTAGCATTGAACCACGTATTAGCAACTGCTTTGTGCATCGTACTCGTGCCGGTAGTCATACTGTTCGTAATTCGTACTTGGAGGAACTTTTAGATGACAAAGGGCAGAACACCAAGAAGGTATGGCAAAGCATCCTTGAGAATGAAGGCTCTGTACAGCACTTGGAGTTCTTATCCGACAGCGAGAGGGATGTATTTAAAACAGCGTTTGAATTGGATCAGAACTGGGTCGTCGAACACTCCGCCAAAAGACAAGAGTTTATATGTCAAGGGCAGAGCGTTAACGTGTTCTTCCCATCGGGTACTGATAAAGCTATTGTTAATCAGGTACATCTCAAGGCTTGGAAGGAAGGACTTAAAGGATTATATTATCTCCGCACGACTGCAGGTGTTACAGCGGAGAAAGTGGGAACGAAGGTAGACCGTAATGCGCTGAAGGACTTTGAGGATGAGGAAGTCTGTGTGAGTTGTCAGGGATAGTATATTATCTAAACTGTAGCTTATAAGCTACAAATGGACATTATAGTGTACACATATGTTGCTTTTATAGTGCATTCGTGTACACTTATAAGCGCATAAAAAAGTTATAACTTCCGTTTATCAGCGCATAAAAATGCATAGTATACCTATGCAAAGGAGGATACATGATTAAGTTTGAATACAGACCGTGGACACCTGATAGTGAGTTCGACTCGATGATGGGGCCACCGACTGTTGAACAAGTGACCATGACATTGGGCGATGATGTCTCATGGGATGAGGCAATATGTGAATTTAAAGACTTCCTACGTGCGGCAGGTTATGTGATTCCGTATGACTTTGAGGAGCCATTNATTGATGGNTATCCACTGTACTCAGGACTTCCNAANCGTAAGNNTNAAGCTGACNTNAAGATAGGTGCTTGGTTGTCTGCCGCATTGGAAGACCCAAGTACGTGTCAGTCGATGAAGAACGACATCAACGAATGGTTTGAGTGTACACCACAGGAGAAGAACACATGAGTGAAACGAATGAAACAATTAATGAAACGTATGGTATGATTCAAGTAAAACGATTGGAAGAGAATGAAGATGGCTCTGCCAACTTAGAGATCGAGACAGATCGTGAAGCTACACGGTTCTTGGTTGAGATTGGTCTGACACGACTGTTGGAAATGGCATTGGATAAAGAGAATGACGAGTATAAGTGGAAAGAAGCCGATGAAAGCAATCTTCCTGAGTGACGTACACTTAGGAACCAAGCAGTGCAAAGCTAAGGAGCTACTTGATTTCTTAGCCACTGTTAAGTGTGACTATCTGTTTCTTGTGGGCGACATCATTGATGGTTGGGCATTGCGTAGGAAACATTATTGGCCCAAAAGTCACACAGAGGTGCTCAGACGAATCCTAAAGCTCTCTGAGCGATGCAAAGTCATTTACCTACCCGGTAACCATGATGAGTTTGTTAGGCCGTTCCTGAAGGAAGATATGAAGTTAGGGAACGTAGAGATTGTTGATAGCTATGTATTTGAGAATGTCTACATCTGTCATGGTGACAAGTTTGACCTAACCATGAAGATACCAAGGCAGGTGATAAACTTTTTTGCTCACCTGTCTGATGGTGGTAGCTTGACTGACAAGATGTACAAGCTCTTAGGGACACAGAAAGTCATCACCAAGTGGGCTAAGACTAAAGGATATGATAGCGTCTTGACTGGACATACGCATTCACCTAAGATTGTTAATGGATACATGAACTGTGGTGACTGGTGTGAGAACTGTACATACATAACATACACAGAGGATAATGGGTGGACACTACACAAATACTTAATCGATTAGAACTGGTCAAGGACGTTGATCCTTTTAATAAAAAACTATTGAATGATGCTTATGATACAATCAAAACTTTACAATCAGAGGTAGATAGGTTAATATATCATAACAACAATTTAATGAATGTCATATATCAAAATCAAGCTGAACTGGAGAACATATCATATGAGCTTGCTGGAACAGAACAAAAGTTATAAGCCTTTTACCTATCCTTGGGCAGTGACCTATGCGACAGAGCACGAGCGTATTCACTGGATTGAGGATGAGTTAGAATTACAAACAGATGTTAACCATTGGAAGTCTGATGTGTTAACGAAAGCGGAAAAGAATCACATAACACAGATCTTGCGGCTATTTACGCAAACAGATGTGGCGGTTGGAACAAACTATCTTGAGTATTACATTCCCAAGTTCAAGAACAATGAAATCAGAGCGATGCTCACAGCCTTTGCTTCACGTGAGTTCATCCATCAACGAGCATACGCCCTTCTCAATGACACTCTTGGACTTCCTGAAGAGGAGTTCACAGCGTTCTTAGAGTATGAGCAAATGTCTTCAAAACTGGAGTTCATGTCCGGATTAGACGTAAATTCTATAAGCGGTACAGCGATGGCTATTGCACGGTCTGTATTGAATGAAGGAATGAGTTTATTCAGTGCGTTTGCGATGTTGCTAAACTATCAACGCTATGGTAAAATGCCGGGTATGTGCACGGTTGTGGAGTGGTCAGTCAGGGATGAGTCACAACACGCTGAAGGAATGGCAAAGTTGTTTAGGGAGTTCTGTGATGAACACCCACGGATTGTGAATGATGAGTTTAAGAAGTCTATCTACGAAATGTTCCGTACTGCGGTCAAACTGGAAGACAAGGTTATTGATCTTGCGTATGAGATGGGTGACTTGGAAGGTTTGTCGGCGGCGGATGTTAAACAGTACATTCGCTACCTCGCAGACAGACGTTTACTGCAACTTGGTCTCAAGACAAACTGGAAGGTTAAGGAGAATCCTTTACCGTGGATGGAAGAGTTATTAGGTGGTAGCAGTATGTCAAACTTCTTTGAGAAGAGGGTAACAGACTACAATGCACATGGTTTGGAAGGAGATGATTGGGGATGGTAAGAATATATGAAGTTTATTGCGGCCAGAGGTACATGGGTGTCTACAGGGCTTTGAATGAAAAGTCAGCGATTGAGCAAGCATATATGAAGACAGGGAGCGCCTCAGCGTACACAGGTAATGCACGACATATGTATAAGGCAATTCAATTATGATAGCGGCAAGATTTCACCATGTCTTTGGTCTGTCGATTGAGACCGTACAAAGTCAGCCTGTGTTGGGCTGGAAGATGGAAGAAGAGATTGACGAAGCTCAAGTATACTTCTTTGATGGGTTTGTTATTAACATCCCCTTTGTTAAAATTATGATAGGGGATGTCTTTGATGTTTTTGAATAAGTTTCTCCAGTGAGACTTTTGCCCTCTTCGGAGGGCTTTTTTTATTCTTCTTCAGACTTTGATTGAATCTCAGAGCGTCCGGTATATACGCTTGGCGTAGCCCCTGCAATCCGAATCTTTCCTATGACAGCTAACATCTGGAGAGCCTGAATCTGCTTAGGGCTGATATCGGCTACATCGCCTTTCAAGGCCGCTGTCAGAGCTTTACGTGCTTCCGGGTTGTTAGCAAGGTATGAAGCCATCTCAGGCTCAAATTTACCCTTTCTAAGTAATACACCGATGTTATTTGCAAGTTCACCAAGATAACGTCCTTTTGGCCCTGATGCCGCACCTAATGCTTCTGCAACAGTTTTACCGACACGGTATGCCTGCGCCATCTCGACAGTGCCTTGAACATCCCGGTCGTATCTCGCCATAATCCCATCCAAGGATGAAAGGAATGCATCAAACTGATTAATCTGACCTTTGTCGTTAAACAGCAACTGATTTTTCTTGAGATCTCGTGTGGCTTCACGCATCTTTTTAAAGTCGATATAGCCTGCATCGTCCCGAAGACTTTTAAAGGTTTCTTCAAACACTAAAGACTTGGTACGTGCCCATAATAATGGATCTTCTTTCTGTACCAAAGACACCACAGTTTTAATCTGAGTTGGTGAGTTGGATATTGCTTTTAGCTCATTTAAGAATCGACCATCATTTGTTACATCAAGACCATTCAATCCAAACTTTACAAAACTCTGACGTGATTCTGTTTCATAGTTTTCTAGCCTGGTCTTAAAATTAGCTCGTGCATCAGTAATTGTTTTTGCGGCCTTTGTCTGCTGTTCAGTCAGTTTAGGATCATCTAACGCTGATTTGAATGCAAAGATCAATTCTCTTGCCATCGCCTTTGCTGGCCCCGGTGTCAGCGAATCAAAGCCTTTACCTTTCCCAGTATACGCAATTTGATTCAGCTCTGCCATCGTAGCTTGAATCTCTTTGGCAGTCAGGTCACGTTGATTACCATCAGCATCATACAAAAATCCGATATAGTTTTCTAATACCCGCCTTTGCTGTGCCCGGTTGTTTACATCAACAGCGGCATCAATATCTTCTAAGGCATCGTATTTTGAAACAATTGCATCAAATTGACTGCTGACACCAGACATATCGAAATATACATCATCTGGAATCTTATCAAAGTCTGCCCGGTTTGCAGTCTTTAGTGTATTCAGACGATTCGATTCCCATTTTTGGAATGCTTTATGAACACCGGATGCAATCTCTTCAGCATCTCTTGGATTGGTTACTGTAGAGCCTGCAATCGCCTGCATTTGATTTTCAACAGCTAGCGAACGCTTACGATCTTCCATTAACCAAGCACTAACATTACGCTGTCCAAGTGCTGTGGTAGGATCTTTTCTACCGACCTCTTCCTTAACCAAAACCTCTTTAGCTTTCGTGATTGCATCAAGCTGTTCAGGACTACCATCAGGAAGTTCCAGCGCTTTACGATACATTTGCATTCCAGCGGTTTCTTGAACGCCTGTAGCTTGTGTCAGTGCTCGTCCAGATTCAACAGCTTCTTGATCAACCTGTCTCTTTGTGACTTTAGGCCCACGTAATCCACCTGTGCGTCCTGTAGGCACCATTGAAATAGCGGCACCAGCGACAGCATTCTCTTCAGATGCAAAACCACCTGCTACAGACTGTCCGCCACGGAGGGCCGCACCGAGAATGCTCTTAGCCACGAATGGCCCGCCTTCACCTAAATAGAATAATCCACGCTCAGTGATAGGCGCATTAGGGTCAATTGTTGCGCCAGCGGCAGTAGCGGCTTTTTGATACGATGATCCTAGCTCTGTGTCGCCAACACCCATTTGCCCGGTCATGACATCAAAGTATGGAACTTTAATATCATCTCCGGTCACATATTCGTAACCGGCTTCAAACAATGCCGGGAGTTCATATGGCATAGTAATGGTACCGGCTCCAAAGCTTCCTAATCCTTTGACAAGACCGGCACCCATTCCATAGGTTGCAGACAGTGCATCTTTTCCAAAATTCAACGCCGCTTCACCAGCAGAGATATCTTCTTGTGGTGCAGTTTGCTTTGGCTGTACTACGGTCTCTGCAGTCCGGGTTCTGTTCTGTCTTGCCTGTAAAGCTTCTCGCTGTTCCGGTGTCAATCCCGCCATTATTGCGCTCCTGATGTCAGTTGCTGATCAATGAAGTCCAGTATCGCTACCTCATCGTCAGTTAATTTGTCAATACCCTTAGCAACTAAGAAGTCTAACGAGCCTTTGAGTCCTCCTTTCTGAGACAACAGGTAACTATACTTATTCACCTGTGTTTGTGTCAGGTCACTCATTTGAGGTGGTACACGCACATTTGCTCTTGAGATTGAAGCGTTCGGTGCTTGGTTTTCTGTGCTGGTATCAATTCCTTCACCAGTATACAATTGCTCCAAGAATGCTTGGGCTTTCGGAGCGATGTAACCTTCAAGATCTCCATTGTCATCAAGATACTTTTTCCGTGCCTCTAATTCAATGAATGCATATTTTGCTTTCTCAGCCATGAAGTTTGCAATTTTTTCCATTGCTTCCGGGCTTTGATTGATCTGTGGTAGCATTGCTTGGATAAATTCACGGTCAGCGTTTGATGGGTTTGTACCGAGCTTTTTAATGTTCGCCAACAACTGATCACCGATCAAGTTAGCCGCTGATTGAGTATTTGCAAGTTTACGCCCTAATTCTTCGCCACCGAATTGTGGGAATACTGTACGCATTAATGCATATGCACTGGCTCTCCAGTCTGCAAATGGGCCTGTAATCACTTGCCCAGCCTGTACAGCCTCAATCAGATTCTCTTGAATATCGTAGACTGTTGCCGCATAATCGTTTGCTGATGCATAATCTTCTTCCAACTGAGTTCGATAACCTTTTCACGTCGAACATCTTCTTTCGCTTCTGCTTCAGCTTCTGCTTTCTCACGAGCTTCAGTAACCGCAGAACCTCTGACTTCAGCCGCCCCAGCTCGCATATTGGATCGAATTTCGGAATCCAAACGCTGTCTTTCAGTAGGGTCTTGTGTGGAGAAATATTCTTGAACGCCTGCGGCAATTGCTGGGGTATAAGAGCCGTAATCTTTAGGGCTAATTGTACCAAACTTTGCAGTAATCGCATCAGATTTTTTCTTCGCTTCTGCCTTTTGACGTTCAATGTCAAGCTTGTCTTTAGCAAGTTGATTATCAAGTTCTTGCTGTTCCAGTTCTTGTGCACGTTGCATCGCCGCAAAGGAAGCCTGTGACATTCCTTGCTTACGGAACTTATCAGCTAATGACCTGAAATATGCAGACTTTGACATATCTCCGGGGGTACTTTGTACAACTGATTGTGCTTGCCGAGCCATCGTGACACGGGGATCAAACGGAGCACCTATTTCTGCGATGTTGCTGAACAGTCTCCGATTTGCTTGGCTGATAAACTCAGGTGCACTTTCACGGATTTCTCGTCGGACTTGTTGTTCAACTAATTGAGGATTTGCAAACAATCCTAAGACTTGTGATTCTGCCATGTCCGTTCCTTATGAGTAGTATAAATCAGGATTTTGTAATGAGCGAGCGAATGCACCATTACCGCCTCCGCCACCACCGGAGCCACCAAATAACCCTGAACTATACATTTGAGTACCTAATTGACCTAAAGAACTATACAGTGCTTCACGTCCTTCAGCACGGCTGATACCAGCCCTTCCTGATAATTGAGCGATATTGCGGAGTGACTCTGCGTCTCTTCCAGCCGCCTTTAAACGTGCTATCCGTTCCTGTTCTGCTAAACTAAGGCCATACTTCATTTCTTCCCGACCGATATCATATACACCAGCCTCTGCCCCAAAGAATTGTTCCGTTAATCCGAGGTCTTCAAGGATGCGCTTACGAGCTAAGTCCTCGCTTTGAATGGCTGTTGCAAGGTCTTCTTGAGCAAAGATGGATTCAAGTCCTGCAAAGCTGGGTTGGGCGTATTGTCCAGTGCCGACATCAACCCCAAGACCCAGCAATCCTTTAGCGGCTTGTTGGCTGAATAGTTGCTCACGCTGTCTTGCTCGTTGGGGATCTCGCAAAGCAGTAATAGCTTCAGAACGTCTAAGCGCCGCTTCCATTGGATCAGCGGTCAAGTTTGCTAACACCTCTGAGCCTAACGCACCATACCGACCAGCCCTAGCTTCCATTTCCGGGGTCAGATCAAATCCAACATCGGTTAAACGACCGGCTTCATCAGTTTCTGTTCGGAATGTACCATAAGGACTGGTAAAGCCTACAGCACGAAACTTTGCCGCCTCTGTTGCGTCTCTTCGTGCTCGTTCTTCTGCGGCAATCTGTCGATCAATAGCCGCTGTTCCAGCTTGTGCAGTTCGTCGAGCACCATAAGCACCTAATAAAGAGCTACCAACTGAGAGTGCTGTTCCTATTCCTATTGCCATAATCTGTTCCTGTTACGGTCTATATATTAACTAGTTAATGTATTTCTACTGGTGTTTTAATCAAACGCCGTTGTCTCTTCTAAGTGTGCCAGTTACTCCACCGTTATGTGAAGTATTAAAACCAGTAACACTTTTCCCAGAGTAGGCATAAACCGCAGTTCCGGGACTTGCACTTCCTACAAATGTGCCATCACCTGTAACCCATCGGTAACCTTCTTTAAGATACATGGTATATCTTGTATCTGTACCCGGCCCTTGAGTGTAGCCGTGAGAATAAAACGCATCTGTAATTTCTGTTGTTAATCCAGAAACCCAAGTTTCAATATCACCAGAATCTGGCGCAAGGCTTAATGTAGTCAATGTTGTCTCAGAGCTAAACCCTGTTAAACCGTGTACTGTTGTACCGTCAAAAGTAACTGTTCCGGGATCATCAGGACTACTAACGGTACTACCATCAAACGTAATAGTATGCGTGTACCATTCAAGTGTTGTTCCGTCAAAAACAATAGCCATTAGCTTGTCTCAATAGTCAATGTCTGTCCAGCTAAAGACATCTTTACACCACCCAGTGTCGAGGCTGTTGCTCCTTCAAGCACAAACTCGTTAGCAGTAATCTCTTGCTGTACAAACGCCGTAGTTGCAATCTGCGTTGTGTCTGTGGTAGTTGCCGCTGTAGGTGCAGTAGGCGTCCCTATAAACACAGGAGAATCCTTCTGATCTTGTACAAACGCAGTTGTCGCAATCTGTGTGCTATCCGTGGTAGCGGCAGGAACTGCGCCGGTAATAATAGGAGTACCTGTAAATTCAGGCGAGTTTGTATTAGCCTTTGTTGATACTGCGGAGGCAATGGCATTGAACTCATTATCAATCTCCGTGCCTTTAACTTTTTTTCGGGTATCCCCAACAGGGTAACCGTCTTTTGCCGCAAAGTTTGTTGCTTTTACATAATCAGACATTTAAACCACCAATTTCCCTGTCTTTGCAAAGATATCAATTTTTTGTATTGACAAAGCACCACCATTCACATCAGCCTCAATACCGATCTGTAACACAGTGCCTCGTCCGCCTAAACTTAATGAAATATTATCCAAAATAATTCCTGATGAGTATTCTGCTTCATTGTCAATATCATCATCTGAAAAATATTCATCGACATTATACTCTGATGTAATTCCTTCAGATAATTGAAATGCAGAGCTATCATAATCAATATTGTAATCGAATGCCCACTTTAATGAAGCTTCCTGTTCTGTTGCTCCAATCAAAGCAATGCGGATCTTTTTTAGAATTTTTTCAACT